TGTTGCAATGTTTGCAGGCCAACTAGATAGCGGTTCGTCTAATAAATCACCGCAAAGCAGCTATGTTATTTATCTTCCTGCACCAACTGGTTTAAGCGTAAGTGATCAAGCAAACTTTAACACAACGGATTTTGGTGTATTCGGTGCTGAAAAAATGAGGGGCCAAATACTCAAAACATTAGGGATCGGCGCGACCAAGAAAGGAGTAGCAGCAATAACTCCTGGCTTTACTGCTGAACAAGGATTTAAAACAATAGGTACAATAATAAATCCTAATACAAATACTACATTTTCTGGAAATGGTATTCGCTCATTTAACTTTTCATATAAATTTGTGCCAGAATCAGAACTAGAAACTAATACAATAAAAAGAATAATTCGAAGATTCAAAGGTTTGTCATACGCAGGACATACTGCTGATCAAGCAGGTGAAGCAGACCCAGCTACATTACTATTATCCTATCCATGTAAGTGGCAAATTAAGTTTTTAAAAACTACAGCAGGCGGATTGACTGAAAATGAATTTATGCCAAAGCTTTTTGAATGCTATCTTACTACGGTTGAAACAAACTATAATCCTAATGCAAATATTTTCTTTAATAATGCTGCACCGGTAGAAATTGACTTGTCTGTTACTTTTCAAGAAACACGAGCACTTACACGAAATGATATTGATGATTTAGAGAATGACCTAAACCAAGAAGACAACTTTAACAACCCAGATGATGGTGGCCCGACTCCACCGCCAATAAATGGTAATTTCAGTTCAAGAAGTGACCCAGGCCGAAGAAGCGCTAGAAACAGGAGGAATAATTAATGAGCTTTTTTACACAATTTCCTAGCGCTTTATACGACCTCAAACTTGATGGTGATTTGAGCGAAATCACTGATATCTTTCGTAATGTTGATGTAAATGAAAAGCTTATAGATGGCTATGTTAATTACACACTTGAAAGAGTTGAATCAGGTGAAAGGCCAGATCAGATGTCTCAAAGACTATATGGTTCTTCTGATTATTACTGGACATTTTTTATTGCAAACGATTTCTTAAAGGCTGGCATTGATGCATGGCCAAAAGGTCAACAACACTTAGAAGAGTTTATTAAAGATACATATAGTCCTTATTCTGTTTTAACAGTATCTGCTGAAACTCTTCGTGAGATTTGCGGAATGACATCGCCATTAACAGAAACAATTACACTTGGTTCTGATTCTGGTATAAAGATTCATAAGATTGATGAGACACGTCAACAAATTTGGCTTGTTGGTAATTATTCTATCTTAAATAATGTAGAGCAAGAAGCATTTGCTATTACTGGTTATGACCCTTCGCCTGAAGTATTTGCAGGTAATAACTTATTTGCTTTAGATGGTTTTGCTAATGCAGAAAACGCACCTTATAGCTATAACGTTTTTGACTCAACATCTGGCGACATCATTCGAACAACTGATTTTACTTCTTATGCGAAATACCATCAAAATGAAGATGATGAACATTCTCTAATTAGAGTTATTCAGCCTAGTTTGATTGATAGTTTTGTTGATGAATATAAAAATCTAATTAATGAATAGTGTACCTAAAAATTTTGGAAAAGGCACAGACGCTTTTGTGCCATCTTCAATTAGTCTTAAGTCGGTGCTTATTACAAATCACAAAGGTGATTCGTTTAATATTGCTCCAATCGTGTCGGGTTTTTCGATTACAGAAAGCATTTATAGTACATCTTTGATTGTTTCAATTACAGTCGTCGACGCTAGTAACACTATTGAAAACATACAAATTATTGGACAAGAAAAGATTTCTTTTGTTATAACACGAAATAAACATGAAGAAGGCGGAGAAGAAGACATTGAACTAGATTTAACTGTCACTGATATACCAAAATATTCGCGTAGTGATAATGAGTACGTTCAATCGTATGTTATATCAGCAGTCGCTTCATTCGCGGTAGTTGATAAAACACTTAAAATATCTCGTTCTTATAATAACAACACAATTGATGAGATTAAAAAAATATTAAACACTGATTTAAGTGTTACAGATTTAGAGGAACTCGGCACTGGTATTTCTCGTTCTAGAGGACTTTTAAGATGGCAACATCCGCTTCAAGCAGTTGAACACTTTAGAAAAAATTCTTTCAATGATGTAGGATCGCCTTTTTATGTTTTTCAACGATTGACTGGTCAAGTGGTAATAGCTGCACAATCCGATTTAGTAGCAGATGAAGTTTATGAAACGTATTTTGACGGAAAACAATTTACTGGCAAAGCACTGACAAAAGATGACTATATTCAAAGAAGAACTAGAATAATTTCTTGTGACTCAAACTTAAAGTTTGGAAAAACTTTTAATTCAGTGGCTGGTGCTTATGCGTCAGAAAATAATTACTTAGACTACGGTAATAAAACATATACAAAATTAGATTTTACATATAATGATTTCCCACTCGGCAATACGTTGAATCAAAACTCATCTCTTTCAACTACTGCAGAAATAGATTACTCAACTACTTTTCAAGCACACTGTGAATATATTTCAACAAATGAATTCGCATTCGAAGGTGCTACAAAGAACAACAATAACCTAAGAAAAGAAAATGGCCATGTTGTAAAATCATTTAGTGAAAATCTTGATGCAACTACACATGATGTAGAACTATTCGGAGATTCATTTTTAAATGCAGGTCGAGTTATTGAATTAAAGTTTCCAAAATCACAAGACCCTTTAACACGAGATACATCACAGGCAGAAAAATATGATGATAATTTAAGTGGTAAATACTTAATTATATCTGCAGTACATACATCAAAAGACGGAGAATACTTTACTAATGTGAGAGTTAAAAAGGATTCAATGTCAGTTACGTTATGATTGAAAATTTTATAGGACAAACATTTGCTTGGTTTACAGGCGTTATCGAAGACATTAACGATCCAAAAGAAATGGGCCGTGTTCGTGTACGATGTTATGGATACCATAATGCAGATAAAGTAGAAATACCAACAGAAGAATTACCATGGGCAACACCTATGGTGCCAGTAACATCAGCATCTATGACAGAAGTTGGTCAATCTGCAACAGGATTACTTCATGGCTCATGGGTTGTTGGGTTCTTTCGTGATGGACCAAATGCACAAGACCCCATTGTTCTTGGTAGTATACCCTCTATTTCATCTGCAGTAAACTATGAAAAAGGATTTACTGACCCCGACCAAAGATACCCCGCCGCAAATAAATTAGATATTTCAGAAACACCTTTAGCAGCTAAGACTTTAGAAAACGGTTATAAATCTGCTTTTCCTTATCTGAAAAAAGTAGAATTGAGAAGCGAACATGATATTGTTCCAACTGCAAATGCAGTACATGAACATAATTGGGCCTTTCCACCAATTGACGATGTTGTTGCTCCGAAGTATCCGAAGAATCACGTTATTTCATATGAGAAAGCGAATGATGAAGAAGAAAACGCTCACACTATAGAAGTTGACGTTACACCTGGTCAAGAAAGAATCTCAACAATTCATAGAACAGGTACGTATAGAGAAATTACACCAGTTGGAGATGAAACAAGCGTTATTATAGGAAATGATTTTCAAGTTGTTGTCAAAAATAGAAATGTAAATGTCATAGGAAACTGTAATCTAACAGTTGATTCTAACTGTTCGACATATATTAAAGGTAATTGGAATATTCAGGTTGATGGTAATGTAATAAAAAGAGTTGGAGGTTTCGAAGATATCATAATCGGTGAACACCAAAAAGAAGCAATTGGTACAACTCTTAATCAAACAACTGGTAGTACTGTAACTGAAGCTTATGGTGGAAATCAAACAACAACTGCACCAAATATCTTCCTTAATTAGTATAAATAGTTACTATGGCTGGACTATCAGATTCAAATACAAATGTAAAAGCAACCACAGTTGCGTTTAATTCTTTGTATACTGATATATCTTTAGCATTTAAAGAACATCCAGTTAAAAAAGATATTCTTCCTTTAAGGGATTTAGATGCAGTTAAACAATCTATTAAAAATTTAATATTAACAAATCAAGGTGAAAGACCTTTTCAAATGGGTATTGGTGGCAATATTACACGTTATTTATTTGAGCCAGTCACACCCTTCGTTGCATTTTCTTTACAAGAGGAAATAATAAAAACAATTCGTAGGCATGAACCAAGAGTTAAAAACACACAAGTGAAAGTAATCGCTGATATTGATAGAAACTTATTCAGCGTTACAATTTCGTTTCTTGTACAGGCCTCAAACACACAAGAAGAAATTTCATTCGCACTTGAAAGATTACGATAATGGCAAAACAATTAAAAACTACAGAACTTGATTTTGATAAAATCAAAGATAATATTAAAACTTTTTTCAAAAGGACTGATTCGCCATTTAAAGATTTGGACTTTGACGGCTCCGGTTTAAATCAGATATTAGACATTCTTGCTTATAATACACATTATAATGCTGTTAACGCTCATATGTCAGTAAATGAATCTTTCTTAGATACAGCACAGATTCGATCTAATGTAGTTTCTCATGCTAAGCTAATTGGTTATGTCCCGCAAAGTAGACTAGCTTCTACTGCTTCTCTTAACCTTCGCTTTGATGCGGGCGGTCGGACCGCTGCACTAAGTATACCTGAAGGTACTTCCTTTATTGGTAAAGTAGATGGCGTAACATACACATTTAAAACTATAGCTGACTCAGCTAATGTTGAGCCAGTAGGTGGTGAATATATTTTCAATGGTATAACTATAAGAGAAGGTACATCTAAAACAAAAAGATTTGTATATAATAATTTAACCAATCAGCAATTTATTATTGATGATAAAAACATTGATAAAACAAGCCTTGTAGTAAGAGTAAAAGAAAATGAGTCAGCATTAGATTCAACAGCTCGAACATATAATCTATTTGCAATTGGTGATGATGTGCAAAGTACTTCAGAAGTGTACTACATATACGAAAACTACGAAGGTTTTTATCAGATCGAATTTGGCGATGATATTCTTGGTAAAAAGCCATCTCCAGGCGCTGTAATTATATGCGAATATGTTTCTACACAAGGTGAAGCAGCAAACGATATAAATGTTTTCTCTTTCGGTACGTATGGTGGTGAGTTCCCTATTGCTGACATTAAAACAATAGAAACTGCATCAAAATCTGCTTTTGGTGCTGAAAGAAATAGTATTGAAAATATTAAGTTCAATGCGCCGATTTCTTTTATCTCTAAAAATAGAGCAGTTACAACAAACGACTACACTGCATTAATTAATGAAAGATTTGGTAATATTATTCAAGATATATTAGTATTCGGTGGTCAAGACAGAACCCCGCCTCAATATGGTAAAGTGTTTATTGCTATAAAACCTAAAGGTGATGAAGACGTATTAACAGACCTACAGAAATCACAGATAACAGACTTTTTAAAAAATAAAAAAATTAT